AAGGAAGCGGCGGAGAAACTCGAGCGGTTTGGCATCAAGCCACAGGACGCCATCAACGACCTCGACGGCACACTCGGCAAGGTCTTTGCCCGCATTCAGTCGCTACCGCCAGGGGTCGAGCGGACATCCGCGGCGATGGACTTGTTCGGCAGGTCTGGAGCGAATCTGCTCCCCGTCATCAACACGATGGATGGTGACCTCGAGGGACTCATCGCAAAGGCAAAGGAGATGGGGCTGACCTTCGACGATGTCGCCGCCAAGGAGATGGACGAATTCGACGATATGCTTGTGCAGATAGGCAAGCAGTTCGAGGGTCTCAAGCGTTCAATCGGCAGTCAGTTTCTTCCATTGTTCAAGGATATGGCTGACGCGGTCTCCAACTTTATCACGGAGAACAAGGCGCGCATCACGCAAATCGGCGAAACCCTCGCAGGCGTCGCGCGGAAGTTTATGGAGCTTCCGACGGGTGTGAAGATATTCCTCGGCGTGCTCGCGGGGCTTGTCGTCGCCATCGGTCCGGTGGTCGCAACGCTCGGCGGTCTGCTGATGGCTGTGGGCGGTGTCGTTGCGTCAATCGGGGCACTTGGGGGTCTCGCCGTCGTAAAGGCTACCCTCCTTGCGTTTGCGGTCATTGCGGGCAAGGTGCTTCTCGTAATGGGCGCACTCGCGGCTGCGGGCTATCTGCTCTACAAGGCTTGGACGACAAACTTCGGTGGCATACAGGACAAGGTCGGGGCGGTCGTCGCAAGACTGACCGCATTGTGGGAGGAACACGGCGGATTCATCAAAGACCAATTCAATCGGATATGGATGATAGTCAAAACCGTGTTCGATCAGATAAGCGATGCGGTCTCGACTCTAGTCGGCATCGTCGATGCCATATTCAAAGGCGAATGGTCTCAGGCTTGGGACTTGTTCACGGAATATGTCGGACGAACTTGGGAGCGGGTCAAGGACATCATTGCGCTCGGTGCGTCGTATATCCTCAATGCAATCATCAAGCTGGTCACGGGAATCATCCCGATGTGGCTCGGCTTCGTCGCGAATCTGTGGAAAACGATATGGAACTTCGTCAAGAGCATCCCGGGATTGATGAAAGACTTCGCGGTTTACCTTTACGATGGCGCGGTCTCGGCAATCAAGAGTCTTTGGGGTCTCATCAAACAGATTCCCGATATGGTCAAGGCACTAGGTGGGGCGATTGTTGATGGCATACAGGCGGGATTCTGGGAGAAGTGGGAAGGCTTCAAGGCGAGCGTCGTATCAGGCGTCAAGAATCTGATCAGTCTAGGCTCGGTTGCCAACGCCGCATCAACAGGCACCGCGGCTGTCGGGAATTCCGCGAAGGATGCAGGCGATAAACTCGACAAAGCCGCCGATAGTGCAAACAAGATGAGCGGTGCGCTCGGAAAGACGGGCGGAGGCGGAGGCGGTGGCAAGTCCGTCAAGACCGCGGCGCAGGAAGCCGCCGAAGCGATGAAGGGACTCCGCGAGGAGATGGCGAAATTCGGTGCTGAGACACGCGTTCAGAACTTCGACATCGATGTGACCCTCGGCAAGTACGCCAAATGGACACAGGCGATGCGCGACAACTACCGCGAGCTTCTAACCCAGCGCGACAACCTTGAAGCTAACGCGAAGGCTGTCGAGGCGTTCAATCAGCGCGTCGATGCCCTCGGCAAGTCTTTCGAGGGATTCATCAATTCGCTCAAGCCCGCACAGACCGAGCTACAGAAAGCCAACGAAGCCTTGAAGGACACATCCGCGCTGAACGCATACGCGGCGAGCGTGGGCAAGACAGCCGACCAGATCGCCAGGCTGTACCGCGAACTCGCGATATTGCAGGACATCAAGAAGGCGTTCGACGAAGACCTCAAGAAGACGGGTGGCATCGACATCAGCGGGATGCGTCCGACCCCCGACAAAGACAATATGCCGGGCATATCGGGACGACGACCCCCAATCGACGCGGGGCAGGACGAACCGCCACCGATTGCGCCTTGGGAGACCTTTACGGGTAGCGTCCTCGACAAGATACGCAGACTGAAAGCCGAGATGCCGAGCTTCACGGAATCACTATCCAATGCGGTCGTCAACTTCGCGCAGGGTGTCGGCGATGTGTTCGTCGATGCGATCCGAAATTGGGACGGCACATTCAAGGGATTCTTCAAATCGGTCTTGTCGGGATTCGCGAATCTCGTTCAGCAGATACTTGCGGAACTTTTGAAGATTCAGATAATGAAGGCGGTCTTCTCGTTGTTTCCGTCACTCGCTCCCGCGGGCGGTGCAGGTGCGGTCAAAGCGGCATCGGGCGGTCTTATCCGTGGACGCGGAACAGGCACGTCGGATTCGATTCCCGCGATGCTCTCGAATGGCGAGTACGTCATTCCCGCGGATATGGTCAAGAAGTTCGGAGTTGGATTCTTCGAGCAGATCCGTGGTGGTATGATGCCGGGGATGCCAGCGCCGATGCCGAGCGCGGCGAGCGTCTCGAACAGTTCGAGCGTGGTCACCAATCAGAACACATTCAACATCAGCGTTCCCGCAGGCGCACCGGCGGGCGCAAGCGGTTCGATGATTCAGCGCGAGATTCTTTCGGCGCTTCAGAAATCTCAGAGGAGAAACAGATAAATGGACGTGAACCTTGTACAATTCCCATTGACGGTCAGCGAATGGGGCAAAGCTGTCAGCTATATGACGGATGTTATCGTCGGTCGCAACGGGCAGGAAGTCCGCAATTCGCTTTGGCAAGACCCGCTGATGACCTTCAACGCGGCTTTCTCAATCAAGTCCTATTCAGACATCCAGACTCTGACGACATTTTTTCACGCGATGCGTGGACGCGAGAAGGCTTTTCTGGTGAAAGATTATGCCGACTTCGTGGTCACGGAATGGACGACGTTTAAGGAGGCGGCGAACGGCACGCGCACAACGTTTCAGCTGTTCAAGCCATATACGCAGACGATAGGCGTGACCAGCTCGACCTATGAACGTCTGTTGAAATTCGTCAAGACGGACACTGTGACGGCGCAGATTAACGGAAGCCCGACGACGGCGTTCACGGTCAACGCATCGACGGGCATCGTGACCTTCACGAGCGCACCGGCAAACGGCGCAACGGTGCAGTTCAAAATCGGGGAGTTCTACGTTCCGGCGAGATTCGACATCGACGAACTCCCCATCGAGATGCTCAACTACTGGGTGCAGTCGGGCGCGGTCAAGTCGCAGGTCAACGTTCCCGAGATTCCCATTCGCGAGGTGAGAGTCTGATGCCCCACGTTCCACGCAATGTGCAGAATCCTTACACGGTAGATGATTTTTGGAACCGATGGAACAGCGTGAATCCTCGGATGGCGCTTTTTATCAAGGTGACCCCGCGGTCTATTTATGCGAAGCCGACGATGGATCCTGTAGGATTCACCACGAACACGCGCGATATGACCTTGCCGAGCCATCCGATAACATTCAAATCGGCTGCGGGAATGATTCCCTCCGAGATGGGACAATCGTTCGGCGAGACGGCGGTGATGGAGTTTCAAGGAATGTACGCATCGGGCATCTTCACTGCCGAAGATGTCGTTTCGGGCATCTGGAACGATGCGAAGGTCGAGATATTCGCCAGTCCGTGGGACGACGTGAATCTCGGAGAACTTGTGATGTTTACCGGCAACCTCGCAGAGTTCGAGCATTACGGCGATTATTTCAAGGCTGAGATTCGCGGACTGTCCGCAAGGCTTTCGCAGGATGTCGGCGATGTGACCAGTCGCAATTGCCGAGTCAAATTCAGATCGACCGAGTGCGGGTTCACGGGAACGACGATAACAATTGATTCCGTCTCGTATCCAATCGAGGTCACAAGCGCGAAATTCGTCAGCATCGTCAAAAATCCCGTCGATGTATTAATCACTCTAGACCCGACGCCAAATTTCCCAGTCAATTTCTTTCAGAACGGAACATTGAAAATCGGTCAGATTGTCCGAGAAATCGCATCGAGCAGTGCGGTGACCGATGCAATCATTAGCTTGCAATTGAAGCGACCATTACCATTCGTTCCCGACTTTGAACAAGAAGTCATTTTGTCGCGCGGATGCAACAAACGCGTCGAGGATTGCAGGGCTTATAACAACATTGCCAACTTCAGGGGCGAACCGTATGTGCCGGGGCTTGAGGTCATCACGCGGGTTCCGCCACCGACAACGGAGATTATCTGATGTACACACGCGAGCAGATACTCAAGGCATCCGAAAAGTTCCTCGGCGTTCCGTTTCTTCATCAGGGACGCGACGCATCGACGGGCATCGACTGCGTGGGATTTCTGGTGATGATCGGTCGCGAACTCGGATATCCCGACATCAAGGATGTGGAAGGCTATCGACGGATTCCGCGCCCCGAAATCATCCGCGAGGTTCTCGGTCAAAACTGCGATGAGATATCAGTCAGTGATGCGAAACCTGGTGATATATTCTTTATGCGATACGGCGGACGCATCCCGCGACACGCCGCGGTCTTGTATCAGATCGAACCAGAACCGATGCTGATTCACGCTTCAGCGCAGGGCGTGAGAATTGAACCGAAAAGGAACTTTCCCGATAACTGGTTTGTCGGCGCTTACAGGGTGCGCAACCTCGTTGATTAAAATATGGCTCCTCCATTAGTTGTCAGTCTAATCCTTGCGGGCGCTCAGATGGGGCTTTCGCTTCTGATGATGCCTCGCGACCGGCAGGCGGCGACCGATGTCGGCAAGATGGACGACGTGCGCGTCACTGGCTCGGAATATGGCACGTTCATTCCGCGACTGTTCGGGCGCGCGCGTCTCGGTGGAAACGTGGTCTGGTCTTCGGGAATCACGCACCTCATCAGCGACATCCCGACGGGAGGAGGCAAGGGCATACCGCAAGCGCCCGCGCAGAGGCAACACTTCTATTTCACGGACGTCGGCATACAAATCTGCAAGGGAACCGTCGTCGAGGTCGAAAGAATCTGGGCTGATTCCGATTTAATTGCCGACCGAAACGGCAGATTCCGCGAGATATTTGAAGCCGAAAGCGGAATCCTAGCAGGTACTGCCTCAATCGTAGACCCCGACGCAACCGCGCGCGACGGGCGCTCCGTCGAACTCATCGGATATCAAGGCTATGGCACCGAGGGAACCGTCAGATTTGAACTTGACCCTGCGGTCGAGACCCCGACGCTTCCGCCCTCGGGCGACGGAGAAGAAGAGGCTGAAGCCTGGTCGATATACGAGTTCGCCTGCAAAACGAATGACGGCACCCGCTCGTTCAGAATCACGTTGGATACAACTGCGGTGCAGACCATCATCGACATCAACCCCGGATTCACGAACAACGAGTGGAAGATTCACAGTATTGCGGTCAAGGGATTCCACTTCGACATTCAATTCGGCAATCCAACAGGGCAAGCTCCTGAGCTTGATTTCCTGCGCGTCGTCCGTGAGTATCGCCCTACATCCGCCTCAAGCGGCGCGAGCATCGTCGGAACCACGTCTGGATTCAAAGACCCTGATTATGCTTCCACTGCAAACACGCTCGACGCAAGCGGAACGTTCAACTATCAGCCCGAAATCGACGAAGACGGTGTGATTGACGGTAAGTTGGTTTATGGCGGAAAACTGAGATTCTATACCGGCACCGCGACACAGCCTCAAGATCAAAAGCACATCGATTATCTCGCACCGCGATATCCGACGACGGGAGGAGGTCTGGGCAACACTCCCGCTTATCGCGACACGGTGATGGCAGTATTCGAGCGTCTCTATCTCAAACAGGGTCGCGTTCCCAATTTCACATTTGAACTCTACAACAATCTGACCGCCTGCAACGATGTCCTGAACGCACTCTGCGAGGACGTAGGCATCGCGGTCGGTGAACGCGATTTCGACCAAACTGCCGCGTTTGAGTTCATCGGCTATATCGAATCGACGAAGCAGTCGCGCAGATCGCACGTCGAGAACCTGGAGCGATACTTCGGGTTCCGCATCGCGGAGATTGACGGCAAGCTGACCAGCATCGTCGATGACGGCGAGGCGCAATACAGCGCGGGAACGGACACCCCGCCTTTGATATCGGTCGATAAACTGCGGGCGCATCTCTACGGCGATTCGATGCCCGAACAGGATTACAAACTGAAGATTCCCGACCCGGTGCAGGTGTCACGCGAGGTGCGGTTCTCGTTTCTCAATCCGCGTTTGGAATATCACAACGAGACTGCCACCGCGCAGATTGAGGAGGGCGTTTCATCGGTGGATGCCATCGAGTTCACATTTCCCATTGTCGATGAACTCGAACAGGCGCGCCGCCGCGCAGAGTTCCTTCTGCTGAAGATGCACGCCGAGCAACAGAGAATCGAGTTCGAGGGTATGCCCGATATGATGCGGTACACCATCGGCGACCTCATCACGCTCGACATCGAGGGCGAAAAGCGCGTGGTGCGCATCGAAAAGAAGCAGGCGCAGATGCCGATGGGCGTGGTCAAATTCGAGGGCGTCATTACGGACAATGTGCATATCGCGGCGCTTGAAACCGAGGTCAGTCAGTTGACGCCGATTGCATCCGAGCAGTTGGCGGCGGTTAGCATCCCGCGAATCGGCAAGGTCATCCCCATCATCTCGCTTCCCATCACTGACGCGGAACGTGGAAAGCTGGGCGTCTATGTCGGCGTTGCCAACGCAGGATTCGGCGAATCGCAAGGCACGGGACTCTACCGCGAATATGGCGCGGACAACTACGTTCTGCAATTCTACGCCGAGGCACCTTCGGTGATGGGCGTGACCGATGGAACGCTCGGCACCTGGGCGACTCCCGCGACCGAGGACACCGTCAACACGCTCGACATCCTGTTTTACGACAACATCAGCCTGGAATCCGTGACATCGGGAGACCTCGATGACAGACCGACGCTCAACCTCATCCGCATCGGCGATGAATGGGTGCAGTTCCGAACTGCGGTCAAACAGACGCTTGCGGACGACTCGCCGTTCCGATCTGAATGGAGACTGTCGAATCTGAGACGCGGACGGTTCTCGACGACCGGTGCGATTTCGGCGCACGGTGCTTCCGAGGATTGCGTCTTCGTGACAAAGGC